GGACGTCGGCATCTACATGAGTATGGTCTATGAGGACGCGAGCGGCCGCATCGACCCCACAAGCGAGTTCAGCCTCAGGCTGTGCGACTACCAGACGCTCGAGCTCGCAACTGTCGGGTCCGGGAACGCAAGCGTTGGCTGCATAACCCGCCTGCTCGCGCCAAAGGTCGTCTCGAAGCTCACGATGCAGCAGAAAGTCCTAGCGTCCAAGTACTTCAACGGAAAGGACCATCAAATTATAATCCAAGACGCTGTTGGCGCCCTCCGCATGTCGGACAGCGATGGCGCCCGCACGCACGCGACGGTCACGTTGCCTCCTCTGGTGGAGGTCGCACACTGCCCCCCTGTTGGGTCTACCAGTGATGCAATCTCTTCCGTCATCGACCGCTCCCTCCAGCCTGCCGTTGACGCACTGAAGCGCGTCGAAGAGGTCGACAGCGAGGATCGCGAGAAGATTGACGGCTACATCGGTGAGTTCACATCCTACCTCCGCGACGAATTGTTGCCCGCTGTCGAAGCTGATGCCAGGGATTACAACGAAGTCCTGGTTATGCTGTCCAAGACGCCTGCGCAGAAGAGGAACTACAAGGACTTCGACGAGACGGACCGCGTACGCGCAGAAGCCAGCACCTTCAACAAGATCGACTTCGGCAAGGAACACAGCGCCCTGCGCATCATCACTGCGGTGGACCAGAGACACGTCATCGGAGCTGCCGGCATCCTCAACATCGTCTACCGCCACGCACCTAAAGCCTTCCCCTGGTGGATGGGAGGGCGGAGCCACGAGGAAAAGGCAGGGGCTATCTCAGCTATGATGCTCCTGACTGACGGGCCCATGGAGGAGTCAGACATCGTGAAGTTTGACGCCTCCACGTTGCCCGCTGTGCGCGACCCGATAATGGGGGTGTTTGCGGAGCTGGCCGCGAGTCTAGAGCCAAAACTCAATGAGGACGCTGTGGCTGCTATCGCCGTCGACGCTAACCTCCACTCGCAGCTGTACACACTGGACGGCCCAGTCACGGCCGACACCAACGGGGCTGTCGGCAGCGGCTCCAACACGACGACCGCGCTGGGCTCCTGCGGGAACGCTATGTGCGCGTACATTGCTCAGCGTATGAACGGCGTTTCACACGCCGACGCGATAACTCGCCTTGTCGTCCAGGGTGACGATGGTGTGAACGTTTTCTCACCGTGGAGCGAGCGCGTCTACAAGCGTTTCGGCTACCTAATCGAAATTCAGGCACGGGATCACGGCACGCCCGTCAACTTCTGCGGGCGCTACGTCTGGCCGTCCGGCGACGAGCCTTTCGAGATCGCGGATCCTGTCCGCTGTCTCTCCCGCCTGCCTGTCGTCATAAAGCCTGGCGATCCCCTCGCTCTCACCAAGCATCGTCTGACGGGTTACCTGACTCTCGCGTTCAACACTCCAGTCGTACGCGAGTATGTCGAGGCCTGTCTTCGCGTCGTCGACTTTAGCATGGCATCGAAGAAGCCGCTTAGCTTAGACGCAGACGACCGCTACCAGACGCAGATGGCGTCGCTTTGCCGTAAGCGTGATTACCATTACGGCGAGCGCGAGGAGAAACTGGCTGTTGTAGCCGACCTCCTCGGCCTGCTCCCACACGAGGCCGAAGCGCTCTGCATCGAGCTGAAGTGCGCGAACAGCGTCGACGAGATTCGAGCCCTGAGGTTCAG